GGGTGTTATATTTGACAACTGGAAGTTAGGAGAGTTTAAGCATGTAGGTAAATCAGTTTACGGGCAGGATTTCGGGTTTAGTGTAGACCCTACGAGTTTAGTGGAGACTAACATAGATTTGCATAATAAGATAATCTACCTTAAACTACACTACTACCAAGCGGGGCTAACAACTACACAAATAGAAACGCTTAACAGAAGAATAGCGGGGAATAGTTTAATAGTAGCAGACTCAGCAGAACCTAGATTGATTAACGAGCTATCCCAAAAGAGGCTAAACATAATCCCAGCGGTTAAAGGTCAGGGATCAATTACTCATGGTATTAGTATAATGCAGGACTACGATCTAATAATAGACCCTGAAAGCGTAGAGCTAATTAAAGAACTTAATAACTATTGCTGGTTAGAGCGTAAGAGTAACACACCAACGGACAACCACAACCACGCGATAGATGCTATTAGATACGCTGTAACCTATCAATTAGACAACCCAACGCGGGGACAATACTTTATTAGTTAGGATATTCTAAAAGTTTTCGTATCTTTGAAAGAAAAAGACTATGAAAGAACAAACACCAACTTACGGACATTGTAAGCACGGCAGAAGTATGATCACTTGCGGTGAGTGTAATACGTCAACCATTAACCCAATAGAACTTGACGAAGATACTAGAAACAAAGTAAACGAGATTATGGGAAAAGAACAAACACCAATAGAGGAATTAAGAGAACACCTAATGTTTTGTGAGGCTAATTTCACAGAGTCAGAAATATCAAACGATAAAATGACAAGCCTTTATAACGCTTTAAACGTACTCCAAGCCCAACACAAAGCAGAGTTAAAAGAAGCGGTTATTGAAACGTTCAAAGAATTTAATAGGGTTCTTTATCTGCCCGAATTATTGCAAGAATTAGCCGAACAATATTACACCACTAAACACGAAACAGAATGAAAACAGAAGACAAAGCAAAGGAGCTAGTAGAGGAGTTTGAAAACATCGAAGATCATTTAGGGTTTGGAGATAAGGTTACCTTAAAAGGGTATTCACAAGCCTTAGCTAAACAATGTGCCTTAATAGCAGTTGAAGAGATACTTAAATCTAATTTAGATAGTGGTGTTGATAACAACAAAACAACTATTCAATACTCATACTGGCAAGAAGTTAAACAACACATTGAACAACTATAAGACTATTCTTAAAATGGTTAGGTTAAGGCATCTCGAAAGGGGTGTCTTTTTTATTTGTTACAGTTTTAACCCTTTTTAGTATTATAAGTATGAAAGAAGAAATTAATATACCTGAGAGTTTAAACGAGATAACGCTAGGACAATACCAAGAGTTTCTAATTAAGTCTAAAGGCTTAGAAAACTATGCACTAGCACAATGTACCGTAGAGGTGTTTTGTTGCTTACCTAAAGTCTCAGTGCTTAGGATAAGTCTAATAGATATAACAGAGATTACAAACCATATTAACGGGCTGTTTAGTGATGATCAACTACTAAGTAAAACGTTTAGCATTAAGTCTCAGAAGTTCGGGTTTATTAATGATATAGAGAATATGAGTTTAGGTGAGTATTCAGACTGTGATAAGTATATAACCGATTGGGAACAGATGCACCGCACAATGGCTGTATTATATAGACCAATTACAAGCGAGATAAAGGATCAATATACTATTAGAGAGTATGACGGTACTAGAGAATTTGCGGAGCTTATGCGCTTTATGCCTTTAGATATTGTATTTGGGGCGTTGGTTTTTTTTTACCATTTAGGGAACGAATTATTAAAGAGTACCCGCAGTTATTTGGTAACGGAAACGGTGGAGATGATTTTAGCGGAGCAGGACAATTCTCTAAACAGTGGGGATGGTACAACAGCTTTTACGCACTCGCTCAAGGAGACGTTAGAAGGCTTGACGAAATTGCCCGACTTCCAATTACCAAAGCTTTCACTTTCTTAAGTTATGAGAGTCAGAAGATGGAACTAGAAAGACAAATGATAGATAAACAATTAGGAAAATGACAGGGTATTACGACATAACAACAACTTTAAAGAACGCTCTAGAAGAAGATACTAACGTTAACACGGTAACAGAGGGGACTATAAACGATATTGATATAGCAAAGAAAACTATATTCCCTTTATCTAGTATGCGAGTAGACAACGTTATCCAAGAGGGCGCGGTTTTAAGGTTTAGTATGACTATTGAATTAATAGACATTGTAGATATTAGCAACCTACAAACGAATGATAGATTTAGAGGTAATGATAATGAACATGATATACTAAATACTCAGTTAGCTGTAGGTGTTCGTTTAATGGATAGGTTTAAGCGTGGCGACTTAATGACTAATAACTACACTCTAGACGGTGAGCCTAACTACGAGCCATTGATTAATGAGTTTGAAAACGGTTTGAGTGGTTGGCGTTTAACGTTTGATATTCTCTACCAGCATGATATGACTATTTGTTAAGATGGGATCAGCTAAAAGCGCGTTCATATCACAATTAGGAGCATGTACTAGAAGTATTAATGCCGAGTTAAAGAAAACCATTATACAAGTTAAGGCGGTAGATACTGGGTACATGAAAAACACGGTAAGGGTAAAAGTTACTTATGATTTTACTAAAGACAAGTTCTACATTCAGACTAGCGACATGGCAAAGAAAGTGTTTTATTATTTGTATGTAGATAAAGGTACTATACATATTAAAGCTAGAGAGATGACGGATAAGACAATGGCAAAGCCTAAAGTACAAAAGGCACTAGATAAACTGTTCGATAAGTGGATGGATTACATGTTAGAAAGACAATTTGAAACAATAGAATTATAAAATATATAAAGCTATATCTTTAGCAAGTAACCATATACAGTAAATAAAAACGCAAAACGTAGAAACAAGCAAAGAGGGTAATATTATATTTAAATATATAAATTCAAAATAGACAGTCATCACTATTAAAACTGTTATAATAGATAAGAAAATTAATATAGTCATAAGATTATTTTAGACAAAGATACAAAAAGAAATGGCATTTACAAGCATTAACGTAAGAAGTCCTAGAATAGTAGATATTTCAGGAACAGCAAACGATACTACAAAGGTAGAGTTATACATTTGGAATGATCCTGATAGCATACCCTCAGACCCTACGTTCACATTAGAAAAACCTATACCTAGCTCAATTATTACCGAGACTAGCTACGATATTAGTCCGTACTGTAGACGTTACATAAATCATACAGCGTTTACTGAGGTAACAAGTGATACAGCAGCACCAGTAGAGGAGTATTGCTTTTGTACGGTTAAGGAATACTTAAACGGAGCGTTACAACTTACAACAGAGTTTATAGCGTTCGATGGGTTTGGTTATCATTCAGAGGGAGAGAACCCACAACAGGGCGATGAATTTTTAAGTGATGGGAGCTACTACGTAAACTCTAGCGGGGGTTGTGGTGGTGTTTATTACCACGATGACCAAGCGGTAACATGGGAGGCTACCTATACAGGACTACAGAGCGGAGCAACTACAACTATAACTCTAGCAAACGAAGTAGGTTATATTCCTTACGTACATAATAACTACATAGGCGAGGGGAACAAGTTAGAGATTATTAGAAACTCAGTAGTACAAAATACTTATTATTTTTATGAGCAGGACGAGTGCAAGTATACGGCTGTTAATTGTGACTTCGTAAATAAGCATGGAGGTTGGCAAAGAGTAGTATTTTTTAAGGCTTCTAGATCGAGCTTTGAAATGAATAACAAAGAATATAATCTAATGCCCTCTTCTACGAGCTACACTATAAAGGATAACGTAAGACAGGTATTCAACGTAAACGGTAGAGACAAAATAAGCGTTAACACTGGATGGGTATTTGAGGCGTATAGTGATGTAATGACTCAACTCTTAATGAGTGAAAAGATAATGATAGATGACGAAGCGGTAATCTTAGATACTAAATCTATAAGCTTACAGGAAAGTATTAACGATAACAATATCAATTACAAGATGGACTTTAGATACTCAGCACCTAAACTTAATTATAATATCTAGAAACCACAAAGGGGCTTAACGCCCCCTTATGCTTACCTAATTAATTAAAAACAATGTTAGAATGAAAAATTCTAGAACGAATATAACTAAAATTAGTTAACTACCAAAGAAAAAATGAGAAAGGTACAAATATACGTAGAGAATCAACTAATAGATTTATTTCAAGACGAAAAAATTGAGGTTAAATCTAGCGTTCAAAACATCCAAGATATAGCGAAAGTATTTACAGACTTCTCTCAAAGCTTTACAGTTCCAGCAAGTAAGAACAATAACGACATTTTCGCTTTCTACTATAACAATGACTTAGATTCCTTTGATGCAAATACTAGAGTAGACTGTAGAATAGAAATAGACTTAATACCGTTTAGAGAGGGTAAGCTACAACTAGAGGGAAGTATAGTAAAAGACAACCAAGTAGACGCGTATAAGGTGAGTTTTTATGGTGATGTTGTAACGCTTAAAGACAAGTTTAAAGAGGATAAGCTTAGAGATTTAGACTACTCAGGAATGAACGCCACGTATAACGGTGCAACGGTACAGGCAGCAATAGAAGCTACAACTAGAGAAGATGTAATGTACCCTTTAATATCTAGCTCTAGAGTATGGACTTACAACGATGGTAGCGGTATTGACTTAATTGGTCACGCTATCGTATGGGATGAACTTTTCCCAGCGGTTACAGACTCTAAGATAATGGAGTTAATAGAGAGTGAATACGGTGTAACTTTTACAGGGAACTTTCTAACAGACCCTAGATTTTTAAATTCTTTTACATGGTGGAAGAATAGAGAAACTGCCGACTTAAAAACGCAATCGGTAGACGTTACTTTTAACGCTGGTGATGCTTCATGTATTACTGATATTCCTGATGCTGTAGGTGTAGACGTTGTTAATGTTGACTACATAAACTTTAACGATTTAACACCCCCTGCTGATTGGCAGTCATGGCAAAATGTAGGCGTTCATGAAATTTACCTATACGTTACAGCCTCCATCTTTATAGGTGGTAATCTATATTATATTGATGTATTTAAAAATGGTGATTACATTTCAACCATAACAGGTTACACTGGAAATAGTACGTTATACAATGTTTTTAACGGTGGTATTCCTAATACTTTTGGTATGGATGACGTTTATACATTTAAAGCAAGATCAGACGAGGGGGGCTACGATTTAAACTATACAGTTAAATACGTCTATACTCAAAACTATATTAACACTTCAAATTCAGGAGCGCAACTAGAGCAGTACTGTGAATTTAGCGATAGCTTAACACTTAGTACGTATTTAGATTTTAATAACTCCGCGCCTGACATTAAGATAGCTGATTGGTTTAACGGTACTTTAAAAGAGTTTAATCTTACCTGTTATCCTGTAGATACATTAACTTATCAAATCGAGCCTCTAGAGGATTGGTACGCGGGAGGGGACACGGTAGATATTACTCCTTTTGTTGATACGGATCAAATAGACTACGATAGAGCGAAAATGTATAATGAGATTTCCTTTCAATGGGAGAAGTCTCAATCTATTTTGAACGTTTCGTATGCTGGTGAACATGGGCAAGAGTACGGAGATTTAAAAGAGATATTCCCAAATAATGACGGGGGCAAGTACTCGGTTAAGTTACCGTTTGAGACTTTGATATTTAGTAATTTTGATGATATAAACAACAATCTACAAGTATCATACTGCTTAAAGGATTCTCCCGATAATAAGCCATACATTCCAAAGCCCGTAAAACTTTATTTAAACGAGGATAGGGATGTAGCTTTTTATTTTGATAATGGAACAACAGTTCCTCAGATTACTAACTATATGCCTTTTGGTCAAAGCTCACAATATAATAACGCTAACTACTCGATGAATTTTGGGCTAGAGATTGACAGTTTAACATTAGATTCGGTTGCTAACTCATTATATCAAACATACTACCAACCCTACCTATTAAACCTATTCAATACTAAGACTAGGTTAGTTACTCTTAAATGTATTCTTCCAATAGATATACTTACTAAGTTAACGCTAGATGACGCTCTAATAATCAGAGATAAAAAGTATAGAATAAACGATATGACTAGCGATCTTACTAGTGGAGTGGTTAGACTTGTTTTAATTAGTGATTGGGTAGAGGATAGAGGCGGTAGAACGCCCGTTCCTGAAGTGCCACAAATAGGCGCAACTATTGACGTACCTATTAAGCCCCCGCGTGGTGGTTGGATAGATATTGATAATCCTATAGAAACTAAATTTATAACGGCTAGTCCTACACTTCCAGCAACTAACGAAGAAGACGAACAACGATTAACTATAACAGTGCCTACCAACTCTACAGGAGCTAATAGGACTCAAACGATACTATACAGAGGTTACTATCCTAACGGCTCTCAAGCATGGGAAAGGACTTTAATAATAAACCAAAAAGGGAGTGCGGGGTTCTTACTTACAGAGTCAGGCGGTTACATATTACAAGAAGATTTATTTAAGATAGAATTATGATAGAACTAATACTACAGATGTTAACTATTAATGAATTTGAAGGGCAGAGCGAATTAATAGACATAGCGAAAGGAAAGCATAAAATTCAAGATACTGTTAAAGGTATTGCTAGACAACAAAAAAGAGCGAAAGCATGGCGATTAAGAAAACAATAGATATTAGAGTAAACACTTCTCAAGCGATAAAAAGCCTTGACGAGTTAGGCGGTACGTTTGAAGATGTAAACGGCGAGGGTGCAATTCCTTTAAGTACCACGATTGGGGAGTTAGAGGATAGGCTCTACCAAATGGCAGCAGCGGGTGACACTACGAGCAAGGAGTTTAAAGAAATCTCAGGGCAAGTAGGTAAGATGAAAAAAGTCATCATTGAAACCGATATGGCAGTAGATGGGCTTTCTCAGACTATGAGCCAAAACGTAGGCGGTGCTTTACAAGGTGTTGCAAGTGGGTTTGAGTTAGCTCAAGGTGCAATGGGTACTTTTGGCGCGGGTGGTGAAGCTGTAGAAGAGGCTCTTTTAAAAGTTCAATCAGCTATGGCTATGAGTCAGGGCTTACAAGGTATTAGAGAGTCAATAGCAAGTTTTAAAGCGTTGCGTAAAGTTGTTATGGCTAATGTAGTAGTGCAAAAGCTGCTTAACTTTGTAATGAAGTTAAACCCTATAGGAATGATTATAATGGCTGTAGTAGCTCTAGGTGCTGCTATTGCTTTGCTATGGTCGCCTATTAAAAAACTAGCTAAGTTATTCGGTTTAGTTTCAGATGATGAAGCGAAAGCCCACAAGGCAAAGATGAAGCAAGTTAAGGAGCGACTAGAAAAAGAAAAAGAGCTTAGAAAACAATTAAAACAAGCTCACGAAAATGAGCAAAGTAACCTAGATAGATTAATTTCTTTAGCTGAAGCGCAAGGAAAATCTACAGAAGAACTCACAAAGACAAAGATTAAAGGCTCTATTGAATACCAAAAACAACAGGTTAAGGAGATAGAAAACAACCTCAAAGCTATGGAGGTAATGGCGAAGCAGGGCGGTGTGATGCAAGAGAAATTCCAAGAAGGCTTAGAGGCTGGAAGGGAAACTTTAAACACCATGCAGCAGAACATATTAAACTCTGAGACTGAGCTTGAGGTGATGGCTATTAACGCAGGCAAGAAAGGAGCAGCAGCAGCCAAAGCAAGAAGAGACAAGGAGAAAGAAGTAGCTAAAAAGAACGCAGAAGATAGATTAAAAGCAGAACAGGACGCGGAGGCAAAGCGTAACGAGTGGTTAGACAGTATTGCACAAGCTGAAGAGGATGCTACTACTGAGAA